TTCTAAAAGAAGTTCAGGCGAATTCACATCATTCGTATTCTTATAGTAAGTGTCATGATTACCTACAAGCATGTACACCGTGATGTTACGATTATACAACTCATCAAAAAACATAGACTTTGCACGATGAAAAGAATAGAAGTTAATAAACTTCCGACGATCAAACGTATCACCAAGAATCAACACAGTATTGATATTGTTTTCATCAATAACTTTGAAGAAAGTTTCTTTGTAAAATTTCTCGTAGTAATCTAGGAAGTGAATTGCGTCACCTCTAGCACCAAAGTGTTGATCCGTTATAATTCCAACTTTCATAAATTAGAATGAAGATGGATAAAATTTCTCAAGGGTTTGCATTCTATCAATCTCATCTTTTAGTCTGAGTTTCTTCTTTTTAACTTCACGAATCTGGTAGTCAGATGCGTGTGACATTTCAAGTTGAGTAACTTCTTTTTTCAGAATTTGATGTTTTTCAACCAACTTATTAACGTGATTTTTCAACTTACCCATACACTTCTCCTTATCTAAACTTGGGCCCAAGAACCCATACTACTAAAGATTTACGAACTCCTTTTGTCACCGGTGTTACTCGATGGATCATAAAGGAAGGAAACAAAATCATTCTACCTCTAATTTGAGGTACATCAACAGCATTCTTTTCTGTGCCCTCATTGAATTGAAACTTACCACCTTTATATTCACTAGGATCATTTAAGAACATTGATAGTGACAGTTTACGGGTATCACCGATAGCGTTTGCACCACCAATTGCTGAATCCATATGGAAACCATAGTGACCTTTCTCTTCTGAATTGTATTCGGTGTATTGCATAGAGTCATAACCATATAGATCCATGTTGTAAAATCTATCGTTTAGAATCTCAATAACACCGTTGATACGTTCGAAGATCCACATGTTTTGTTCATTTGGTGTCAGAAATTTAATATCCGATTTACGAACTTCAGGAATAGGTTCTCTATTATCAATCTCATCATCTTCAAGTTTTTTATTTAAATTACCCAGAGTCATACCTTTCTGGAGTTCAAACTTGTCACAATAATCTACTAATTTGTCCAGTTCTTCTGGATTGAACGCATCATCCCAATAAGTGTACGAATTCGTAATTGTTTTTCGTGCGTACACATCATTAGTAAGTTTACGATAAACTGCCATAATATCTCCTAATTTTTCAAATCATATCACACAAATTTGAGAATGTCAAGTCTCCAAGAAGTTCTCAATGCCCTTCGACTTCTTCAACTCTTTCTTTTTCTTTTTAGATTCTTCAAAAGTAGAAATGAAATCAGAAATGTTATCATAGAGTTCGAATTGTTTACCAGTTGCTTCCTCATAACCCAACAGTTCAGACTCATCTAGAATACCAAACTGTTCAGTAGATTTGTACTTGACATACATCTGTTTCTTTTCTTTCTGAATTCTTCGAAGAAAAGCGTAGTACACGATTTGTGTAAAGTATGCAAATGGATTACTAGACTTCAATGGATCAAAGTTCTCAAAGTACATGATGCAGTTCTCAATACCATCTGCAATCATCTCGTCACGATATGAATAATTGATGAAGTTTGGTTTGTGTGATAGACCATGTGCAATCTTGAGGAAACACTCACCAATATAATTTGGTATTGCTGGTTTTGTTGTGTTGTTCGTTATTGACAATTCAACTTTTGTCTTATAGTCAATCAACGCTTTACAAAAGTCTGCGTTATTAATATAGTGTTTTTTCGAACCACTTTCTTTCTTTTCCATGATATCTCCTGAGGTTAGTGGATTAAATTATTGTTATTACCAACAGACATAGAATCCAAAATAGACATCATATTTTCTTCAGTCAAGGGTTCATCATCATCTTCAGATTTAAAAGACGTTATACTACTGTTGATACTTTCAACAGCACCCAAATAATATTCAGCAAAATCAGCAGAAGGATCAACCACGGTAAGTATGTCTCTATTCTCAATAATCGCCTCATTTTTATCCATCAAACTAACAGGTAACCAAAAAGACATATTTACAACTTGATTTCCAGTTTTGTTATCATTCCTTAACATAAACACAATTGGATGTATTAATTTGTATTTATTATCTTTCTTTTCAACTTTTGCGATTATGTCTTCACCGCAATTAAGTCTGAAAATCTTGATTGTTGTTTCCATATGTCAGTCCTATTTTATATAATTTGTATGTGAACTTTTCTTCATTGTAGATCTTCGTTCTTTCAACAAAGTGTCTTAGAGTGAAGTTCATATGATTTTTGTATCGTAAGTCATCAGCTATATCGTATAGTGTTGCTTTTGTTTTATTATTACCAAGTCTAAGTCCACGTCCAATCGATTGGAGATTGCGAACTCTAGACTTTGATGGTGACGCAAAAATAACATTATGGAGATTACGAATATTCACACCAGTCGAGAATGTTCCATAACTGGCGACTATGATTGAATCTGTTTCTGTCTCAGTAATCTTACGAATTTCTTCACGAGTTTCTGTATCAGTTCCACCATAAACAAAGAATACCTTTCTTTCACCAATAATATCTGCGTTTCTGATCATATCATACAGTACTTTACCGTGTTTGTCAACATATTGAAAGAGAAGTAATGAATTTCCTTTCATTGATATTGTTAGATTTCTGATAAACTTATTTCTAGATTCAGATAGAAACAAGTATTCAATTTCTTCTTGATATGATTTTTCCATCATGAGTTTACATATCTCATCATCATGTTTTAGAATCAAACATTTAATTGAGAACTCTGCCAACTGTTTGTTGTCCATCAATTCTTTAGTCGTAATAACTTTATTTGCAGGACCAAACAAACCTTCTAGTACCAGTTTGTGAGTCTTCGTTCCATCAAGAGTACCAGTAAGTCCAATTCTATATCTTGCATTGATGCAAGAAGTCATTATTTTAACAAGAGATTGTGCTTTAAATAGATGTGCTTCATCGCCTAATACAAAATCAAATTGTTCAAAGTATTCACTTGGTAATTGGTATAGAGATTGCCAAGTAGAAATAATCAAAGGAGCGCTTGACATCTTGTCTCTACCTTGATACACTCTGTGTATGCTGGTTTTAGCGTCCCACCCGTTAAGAGATGAATAATCTTCAAAGTCAGAATAAAGCTGTTCTACTAGTGCTGTAGTAGGAACAATGATTAATCCTTTAGAACACTTGTAATCCAGAAGCTGACGTATGATCAAGTAGATGATTAATGACTTACCTGAAGCTGTGGGTGAGAGTAGTAATGCTCTTTTGTTTCTAATTGCATGAACGAATGCTTCTTTCTGATAGTCACGGACTGATATATCTTTATTCATAGACTGTACAGTCAAAGAAGAGATGAATTTATCAGCTAAAGCTAAAGGGTAATTCTCAAGTAGATCAGGTCGAGGATCACCATACTCAAGTTTAATCGATCTTTCTTCACAGAAAGTTTCAATATAAGAGAGTAGTCCGTGCGTAATTACGTTTGATCTTGAATCAAAAAGACGAATCTTACCATCCCATTGCCTTTTACGAAAAGCTGGAGTGAATTGATGACCTGGTACAGTAAAGGTGAAGTAATCAGAAAGTTCTCGTGCTATGTCTTTTTCACACAGTACTTTCACATATGCTTCATTCTTTCTGATTACTGTGAGTTTAGTTTCCACCAATGAACTTTTCCCAAGAAATATAGTCTCTCAATTGAAACGTTCTACTGTTCAATTCTTTTATGATTGATTCACACAGAAAGACAGTCTCTTCTACCATCATTTTTCTCTTTAACAATTTGATCAATTCTTCATCAGAGTCTATGTACTTATCTACGCCATTTTTAGTCCTAAGACTTAGAAGAAATGGCTCCCATCCATACTGATTCAGTTCTTCTTGTGAGAGTGATCCGTTATAGTATTCTTCTTTAATTCTACGTAGTTTAGAGTATTCAAAGTTAATGTTTTTGACTGATAGTTTATTTTTTATTAGTAGTTTAACGTATTTGTTATGTAGTACTGGTATCTTTAGTAGTTCTTTGCCTGGTTCAGTTGGATTAATTATACTGTCTTCATCCCACGATTTCATTACATTTTCAAGTTCACTCATTATATCTCCAAATGTTACAATACCTCTATGTCGAAAAAGTCATATCGAAAAGTTGCTGTTGCCACTATGTGGTCTTCTGCTGATTGCTTTGTGTCAAATTGTAGATCAGAAAGTGATGTGGGAAAGATTCTATCAAACTTAACTCTAATCTTTGGATTGTTTAGTCCTGATAGAATGGTAAGAATTGCATTAGTTCTGTTATATGTGATCTCGCGTGTCTGCATCTCAGTAGTAATACCTCGTATCCAATTATGTATGCGAAGCCAGGATGAGAGATCTTCGTTCACCAGAAACGTCATTTCAAATGGCGAATATGTCATCTTGGTACCTGGAGCATATAGATCTAAGTTTGGCGTAAAGTGTATTACTTCACCCATCTGTACACCAGGAACACTTACTGCTTGGCAAAAATATACAGCATCATTAATCTCAGGAAACGAAAGAATATACTTCGTTGGTTGAAGTAAATTAGTATTCTTTGGTTTATCAGAATATGATGGACTGTTGATGTCTTGTAGAGAATTCATTCAGAAGAAACTCCTTTTATTCTCTATTTATCTACAAAGAGAAAGAGGATCTTTTGACCCTCTTCCGTATTAGAACTTCACTTTCATAGAAACTGGAATATCAATTTTGTTTTTTCTTGGACAAAACCAATTGATAAACCATTTGACAAAATCAATAAACATGATTACGAAACTGTTACTGACAACGAAGCAGGTACGTCTACGATAACTTTTTGTTCAACAACAGGTGTAAGTTCTGGTTGTGGAACATCTGCTGCAATAGAAACTGATCCTGTGATTGCTTCACCTAATGCAACTCCATTAGTGTCAACTGCAACTGCTGTGACAATGTAATCGCCAGCTTCGACATTTGCAAAAACAACTTCATATGGTGCATGAGATAAAAACTGTACGCGGGCATCGCCTAGGCTAACTCTAATTCCACCAGAAACAACTGAACTGTCGAATTCATGTTGTTCTGTAACGATAGAAACGGTTACGGTATGAGTCATTTCATTTACTCCTTTTAAAAAATATTATTCTTCGTCTTCTTCCTCTTCTTCTTCCTCTTCTAGATCTGCCGAAGCGATATAGACTTCAACGCCATCATAGATTGCCAACTCTTCAGCCAATGCCTTGATTTGTGCAACTAATTCCATTGCAGCGTCAATATTATCGCCTTCATCCAAAGCCACGCCAACTGATAAACCATTTACTTCTAATTGAACTAACATTTTGATCTCCTTAATAAAAGTGTAACAAGACTAAAGAACAAAAAAAGAGGAGCATTTCTGCTCCTCTTTAAAGTGCCACTCTATGTTGGCTCCCTCAAAATTACATTAAGTTCTGAACGCGGAAGATACGGTAGTATGTATTGCGCTTAGCATACAACTGACCGGAATCAACGTTCGTACCGCCTGCAAATGGGTTTGCAACCATGCCGTAACGAGTCTTAAATCCAATCTTTGGTTGGAATGTGAACTGGTCAACTGCACGAACCATTTGTAGAGGAACGTATGGGCAATAGAACAAGCCAGCGTCATAAGGCGATGTACCTTTGTAACCAACTGTGACAAGCTCTTGGTTGCTTGTGTAACCACCGAAGTATGGATCGATGTACACTTTGATGCGACCATGAAGCATACCAGCAAATGTATTGCCAGTGTCATCAACTTGTAGATCAGCCGAAAGTGCAGGTGTGTACTGTAGAACACCAGCCATTGCCATTGCAGAAGCAACGTCAGACGAAACGATCATGACGTTACCTTTACCGCGACGAGTCTCTTTAGCAATAACGTTTGCATCACGTTCGATTTGGAAGATCAAGCCTTTGAAACGCTCAACCGACCAACGACCGTTAGAGTCTGTGTCTAAGTCAAATGTACCAGCAGATGTTGTACCAAACTGTGCGCCTGGCTTAGCAACTGTGTAGATTGTACGAATAACTTCGCGGTTGATTTCAGCAAGGATCTCTGTCGAAAGAATATTCGATAGTTCTGTCTCAGCGTCAAGACCATGAATTGCTTTCAAGTCTTGTGCGAGTTCTAACGAGTACTCAGCCTTTAGAGCACGAGTCTGTGCAGTAACAGTAACTTTCTCAATCGAGAATGCCATCTGGCCGAACTGTGTGTTTGCTGTACCATTGTCTGAACCAAGATATTCACCAGTAGCAGTAGACATACCGATACCAGATGTGAATGCGTTAGCAGTCAACGAAGCAACTGGGTTGGTGCTTGTGTCAGAGACTAGGTTGTTTGCAAAACCGAAACGGTTTGTATCCGAACCGATACCAGAGAACTGAGTATTAGCCTCGTTAAAGAAT